CAGCGAACTCCCGTTGTTCTCGCGCAGGCGAATCTTTTCCATGGCGCTCATATGCCCGGCATTCGAGTTGCACTTGCGATGCGCGAGAACCATATTGCTCAGGTGGTTCGGGCCACCGTGGGCGCGTGCAACCAGATGTTCGACGGTCCGGTTTTCCTCGGTCGTCGCCTTGAAGCAGTAGAAACAATGTTCGCCGTCGCGCGCCAGCAGGGCGCGTACATGGCCTTCGACGCTTTTTGGTCGCTTGGTCGCTGGTGCACCGCGCCATGCGTGGTTGCCAGCAAAGGCATTCCAGGCGTCGGCAGATTCGCCGGTAAAAGTCAAACCGTCTTTTGAGTTGCGATATACGATCGAAACGCCCTTAGTCGACTTGAACCGCAGCACTTCCCATTCATTGGTGGGTTGCATGATCTGAGCGCCACGCGCCGTCAAAAATTCTTCGAACGGGACGCGGCGTTTCGTGAGTTGTGCGAGAGTCGGCATGTCAAACCCCGTGTGCTGCTATCCACCCGAGCCACAGCCCGAATGCGATAGCGATTGACCAGTCGATGAGGCGAGCTTTCATGTCACGCTCCAGACAGAAAATCGATAAACGCGTCGATAAACGGCTGCTTGAGGATCAGGATCAGCAGCGTGATGACCGTGCAGAGTCCCGCAAGAAAGCACAGGACGCCGATGTACCGGTTGCTCTGTTGCCATTCTTCGAGCGTCGCGGGCGGTCTATCGAGTTTGTCCCGCCACTGTCTGCGGCGATGCAGGGTGACCATGGCTTTCTCAGATGAATTCACCGACATCGGTTGGCTCGTCGGCCGACGGACCCTCGATTGCCTGGACGGTCGGCGGTTCTTCGATCAGGCGTGCGTCGCCTTCGACTTCGCTCGGCTGCACACGGCACTTTTCCTTGAACTCGGCTTCGGTCAGGTGCAAGGCGAACTTCGCGCTATCGACGCGCTTAAGTTCGATTTCGACGTTGTCGACTTCGCGGACGAACTCCACACCTTCAAGGCTTTCAGGCTTCTTGAATTCGTTTCCGTAGATGTATGGAGCCGTGATCGGCGTCGATTCAGTGAGCAGCGCGTAGGCACGCATTGCGGTCTCGGGGTTTTCGAATGCGAGTTTCGTGTAGCCAATGGTGATGATGTATTTCTGATTCATGGTGGTCTCCAGAAGAAGGAATTGCTTTTGAATTACGCGCCCCGGATGAAAGCGAGCAGGGCGCCAAGGATCACGATGTAGGCGACGGTCGCGGCAATCATGATTGGCCTCGCGCTTTGGCGATTGCGGCGCGGGCCTTAGCCATGTCACTGCTGCCCTCGGTGTATTCCCACTGCTCAATGTTCGGCCGCTCATCGTCTTTCAAGGTGCTGTAGTACTCGATGCGCTTGACCATCGTTTGCAGCGCTTCGAGCAGATCGGGCGCGGCGTCACGCTTCGCGCGCTCCATCCACGCGTCTCTGCAAATCTCGATACGCGCTGTCGACCAGTAGGGCTTGCCCTTGCGGTATTCCTCGACCCATTGCCCGAACGCTTCGGCTTCGGTCGGCGTATGCTTTATCTCGCTCATTACCAACCTCCCGTGCCGTCTTGACCATGCGATGTGGTCGATTCGAACAGCGCTTGCTCGTGTTCAATCTCGTGGCGCAACCAGTCCGGATGATTCGGATTGTGTTCACCGATTCGCGCCTGAAATGCTGCGTTCTGGCCCGTGCGTTTCTCCTGCTTCTTCGCTTTGCAGGACTTCGAGCAGAACAGACCCCAGCCGCGTTTGACATCCGCCTTGCGTGCCATGAATGGCTTTCTGCACCACTTGCACTTGCGCTCGACCATCTCCGGCGGCGGGTATTGTTTGTCGCTCACGATTGCCTCACTGAACCGTAATCCGCGAATAGTCCACAGAGCCCGCATACCGGCTCACTCCGTTGACCATCAGGTATTCGTCGTATTTGCTGCAGCCGAAGATGCAGACGTGCTGCACGTGCTCGCGGCTCTTTTCGAGCAGCCCGCGCGGGGCACAGCCGAGGTGGGTTTCTTCGATTAGCATTTCATTTCTCCTCGATCGCTTCGCCGCGGACATTTACTGCCTTCTTTCCGTGGTAGCGCAGGAACTCAGGGCCGACAGTCACTTGACTTACGTGGGCACCGGAATGGTCGATAACGACTCGAAACTCAGTGGTGAACTCGTTCGATTGCTTGCGAACTTGACGTGCCAACTCGTCGATCAATTGGTGGATATTCGCGGCGATCTTTCCGCTTTTTTGGACGTCCATTTCAATGCTCCCACTGCGACAGCTCGCGATCGATGCGACGCATCCACTCGTATGCCATCGTCTCGCTGTCCTGCTCGATGTAGAGATCGATCAGCGCCTTCACATAGAGGCCAAGCCGGTGGAAATCGTTGGCCTTCAGGGCTTCCGCAACCAGCGATGCGCTACCCCCTTCGGTGATGCTCTGCATGCCCGCAACGACATCGATCGGCGCCATTTCCGCCATGCGCTTCACGACAAGCTCCTGCGTGCGGGCCGCGATCAGCTCGTCGCGTGAGGCTTCAGCGTCGATAGCAGCGTCAAGTCGGGCTCTCGCGCGGTCGGATGCGAACTCGGCCATCGCGGTCGCCTGCTTCGCACAATAAAGAACGGTGGCCATGATTTACTCCGCGGCGATCATCTTCGAGAACAACTCGTGCGCGCTGGTTTGCAGGGCGAGAACCGTAGGTTCGAGCTTCGCCCGTGCGGCAGCCCGTGCGGCAGCCCGTGCGGCATCCCATGCGGCAGCCCGTGCGGCATCCCATGCGGCAGCCCGTGCGGCATCCCAAGCGGCAGCCCCTGCGGCAGCCCGTGCGGCATCCCATGCGGCAGCCCCTGCGGCAGCCCGTGCGGCATCCCATGCGGCAGCCCGTGCGGCATCCCATGCGGCATCCCATGCGGCAGCCCGTGCGGCATCCCATGCGGCAGCCCGTGCGGCATCCCATGCGGCAGCCCCTGCGGCAGCCCGTGCGGCATCCCATGCGGCATCCCATGCGGCATCCCCTGCGGCATCCCATGCGGCATCCCATGCGGCATCCCCTGCGGCAGCCGCATCTTTACGGGCCGCGTCGAGCTTCGGCTGTGCCGCGGCGAGATCAACGGTGCAGGTGATGGGCGGCAACGCCTTGAGCGTTTCTGCGTGATGCGCGAGGCCCGGATTCAGCGCGAGCCATGCGACGGTGTGGACGCGAATCAGCCAGTCCATCGCCATCCAGCCGCGCTTCTGCGAGAGTTCGGCGCCTTTATTCGTGCCAGGCAGGCGTGCGATGTACTGCTTGAGCTGCGCGCGTTCCGTATCGGAGCGCATGCCGTCATTCCACGACATGCCGAATCGCGCGAGAACCGGATCAACGCACTTCGGGCTATCGCTGAACGGCTCGCCCGAGAAAAGCGCGGTGGCTTCGAGCAGGCACATCCCTTCATCGGGTCCGTGGTGCTTGCCGTGGCTCAGGGTGATCGTCGGCAGGTCTTCGAGCGTCAGCTTCATGTCGTTCCTCACAGGTGGCGGGTGGTGGTGCTGTGAGGAGAATTATAGGCACTTCGATATCGCTGTCAATAGGAAAATCTATAAGTGAGGACAAAAAAATCCCCGCCGAAGCGGGGAGGCCGATGAACATGGAGTTGAAGTCTTAGCCAGCGGGGCGCCGACACTCCACCATCATCGTTCGCTCCATCGTAGAGCCGCCTGCAAACCCATTGGAGCCGCCCCCAATCACTGTGGCAGGTTCGCCGTTGCGATCCAGAACGACATAGCCGCGCTCGCCGCAGAGTTCACCGGCTTTCGCGAGGCATTTGTCCCAGCCGCGCGCCAGGCCGCTGCAATTGAGCGTATAGGCTTTCTGGCCGTCCGGGGCGTAGCTTTCGTGAACAGTCGCGCACGCGGCGAGCAGGCACGCGCCGGCGCATATAGCAAATGCTGATCTCATTGTTTCCCCCGTGACGGCTTGGTCGTTTGCGACGCCGCGAGTAACGCCGCATTCAGTAGCATCTTGACGTGTTCGAGCTGGCGCTGTTTTGCTTCGCACGCGGCGCATACCCCTTTAGCCGCTGGCGAATTCGTCGACTCGGTGACAAGTCTGAGTGGTTTTTGTTGCCTGACAGTCATGATTTAAAAGTCCCCTTAGGTTCATGGGAATTGGCGTCGGCGGGTCGCTGTTACCGGCCCTACGTTCGCCACAGATATCTCCATGAGAGGGTCCGATGTTCGGCATTTATTTCACCTTTTTATGAGTCTTTGCGACGGGGACAGATTGAAGGGTGAACCCAACACCGGCGATGGTCATCTCCCGGACCACGCCCCCTTCACGGTCGGCATCAACTAGCTTGTCGATTAAGTTCCGCATCTCGCTGGAGACGTCTATTAGGTCTTCTGCAAGCAATCTAACTCGCATTTCTCTAGCCGAATCCAGGGAAAGAGGTAGATCAAGTGCATTATTCGGGGATTTGACATTTCCCCCTTCGGCTGCTTGTGGGGCTGGTTGTCCGCGCCCCGTTTTCAGCCACCTCACATCTACCGAATAGAGGGTCGCAAGCTCCACAAGGCTTGTCGTCCCCTTCGTGTTGTCGTTCTCCAGGTCCGAAAGCGTCGGCTGCGACAAGCCAACTGACTTTGCCGCTACAGCCTGCGTCAGCTTCGAGTTCCGCCGCGCCCATCTAAGTCGGGCGCCCAAGGTGTCTAGTTTGTCCATATAGGAATTCTTATACATTTTTGCATAGGTGTTCCGATTGCATTCCTATATCGAATCGTCTATATTTGGAGGCACGAAACCCTATTGCCGAGACCATGGAAACAATCCTTCAAATCGACGTACCCGACGTGCAACAACTGGTGCAAAAGCTCCTTGCCTCAGGCTGCACTCAGAAATCGATCGCTCGGCGTCTGGGTTGCAGTCAGGCCAACATCTCTGACATTGCGACCGGCAAGGTTGGCAAAGACAACCCGTCGTATTGGCTTGTCCGCGGTCTAGAGATGCTGGTTCGGGAAATACCGACCGCTTGACCAACGACAACGGAACCGCCATGACCAAATCTCAAGAGCAACAGCAGGCCGCCGCATGAGATCCGCTAACGTCGGCCGCCGCGCCGAATATCGCAACGAAGTCAAGACGCGTCTGCGCGACGTTGCTTACGACGCGTTGCAGACCTGGAAAGCCCTGCATGGCATCGACAGCGACTCCGCAGCGCTCGCCCGCCTCACCGAACTGATGCTGTTCGGCGCAGTAGGGACTTTGCCTCCGCAGCTCGTTAGCGTCAGTGCCGAGTTGGGCCAGAACGGCCCACAGGTGCGCGTATGAGTGAAGAGAAAGTGGAGCAACCTGTGCGACTGCCGGTGGCAGAAGCCGCTGATCTCGCTTTGCGCGCGGCTGCGCAGGGTGTCGCTGTGCCAGACTATCTCGGGATGCATGTGCTGCGCAGCGCTTATGGCGTTCTGCACCCGGCTGCGATCGAGCTCGAAAAGCGTCCCACAACGGGACAAACGGGGGCGGATGATGATCGCGACGCCTGAACTTCCAAATCCTCTTACGCCGGCCGATTGCGATCTACGCGATTTCCAGTACATGCCGCTGGACGTGCAGCGCCTATGTGACAGTGATCTTGCCGCCCTCGAACCGCCTGAGGCTTGCTGGTCGGCTCTGTTGCTATGGAGCAAGGCCTGGCATCAGGTGCCCGCCGCATCGCTTCCTGACGATGATCGAGTCCTTGCCAAATTCACCGGCTATCAGCGCGCGCCAGCCGCGTGGCTGGCGATCCGCGAAGGTGCTTTGCGTGGCTGGATCAAATGTTCGGATGGCCGCCTCTATCACCCTGTCGTTGCCGAGAAAGCGAATGAAGCGTGGTTCGCGAAGCATCGTCAGGCGCACGACAAACTGTGCGAGCGCATGCGCAAACGCAACAAGGCGCGCGGTGAATCCGGACTCGTTCCGCTGGAAGTACCGGAACTTGATCGATGGATTGATATGGGTCGTCCGTTGGAACGCGCTTTGTTTCCTTCGGAATTTAGTAGTGCTTCCGGTGGAAATTCCAAGACTTCCGAAGGAACGACGAAGGAATTCCACCGGAACGACGGCGAAATTCCGCCGGAAAATGCTCTTAAGGGAAGGGAGAGGGAAGGGAAGGGAGAGGGAAATATAAAAACCATAGGTGATATCAGCGCCAGTGGTACACCTCGCGCGCGCCCAGCCGAAATTTCCGCAGTCATGCGCAAGCACGGCATCGAAGCGCAGCCCGCTGATCCCCGAATCATTGCCGCATCTGACGCCGGCTATTCCGTCGAGACGATCGATGCTGCCTGCTCCGAAGCCAAGTCCGCAAAGCCGAACGAGCGCATCTCACCGCTCTACGTGCTTCGGATCGCCGAGCGATGGACGGCTGAAGCTGCGTCTCCGCGCGCCACACCGACCGCTCGTGCATCGCCAAGCCAGCACCGCAGCTACCACGACGATCGCGCTGACGTCATCGCGCAACTTACCGGCCGCAAGCCTGCCCACGAAACCGTCAACGAAGGAGTGGTCGATGTCGACGCTCGAGATGTCCCAAGACGATTGGGAGCCTGATCCGAAGTGGCCGGTCACGGCCATTCCGCAACGCTGGGTCGAGGCGCTTTTCTCGGCGATGGCTGCGACGTACGGCGTGCGCTTTGCGGACCTGTGGCGCGGCACGAAGGTTTCAGACGTCAAGCGCAATTGGGGCGTCGAGATCGCGAAACTGTCGTCCGCTCAGATGCGGGCGGGCCGCGAATCGCTGACCGATCTTGAGCGGCCACCGACGCTGCCCGAGTTCATGGCGCATTGCCGCCGAGCCCGAGTGGAGACCGCAGCAGCCGAGACGCCCAAGCTTGAGCATGTGCCCGCGATGACGGCAGAGCAGGCCGCGAAGAATCTCGAAGTCCTCAACCGGGCAGTTGGCCGGATGCAGCGTGCCGAGGCGTCAGCGGAGTGGGCATTTCGACTGGTGATGCGTGGAAAAACCGATTCCGGCAAACCGCTGCCGTTTAACGTCGCGCGCGCGGCAACCGACGCGATTACCTCAAGCGCCGGCCGCAAGTTCGTCGATGAATGCACCGACGCGGAAATGAAATCCGAATACGCCGCCATGCGACAAACCATTGTCGACAACTACCGCATGCGCGGACAGAAGCTTTGGGAGACGCGATGAAAATCGACCGCCAATTGCCTCGGTATGACTTCGAGCTGCATATGTTTCTTCTCAACCAGCACATCTATCCACAACCACCTGCCAAAGGTTTAGCCGGGTGCCCAGTTTGTAAGGGCAAAGGAATCGTTCGTGGGGTGATCTGCAATTGCTGGGAGGTCTATGTCGAAGGCGGCGATTTTTCGAGCGCTCCGAATTCTCTGACGGAATTGGCCGCCAATGAATGGCGGAACGAGTGGGAACTATGACTGCCCGCCTTGTCGGCTACCCGAAGCCGCAAACCTATCGCTCCGAAAAGCTGCGCCGCGCTGTGGCGTCTCTCCCGTGCGTCGACTGCGGCAAGGAAAACGAAACTCAGGCCGCGCATGCCAACCGAGGCAAAGGGCTTGCGATCAAGGCGAGCGACGCCCGAATTATGGCGCTTTGCCTGCGCTGTCACGCTTTCCTTGACCAAGCGGGGAGCATGACCAAAGAGCTACGTCGCCAGTACGAGGACGAAATGATCGCGCGCACGTACGTGGCGCTGATGGAGCAGGGGAAATTGGAGGTCGCATGCTGATCGCGATTGATCCGGGCGTGACTGGTGCGCTCTCGTTCTTCTTCGACGATGGCCGCGTGACGGTCCACGACATGCCCGTACGCAAGCGCAAGACGACCGGCAACGGCACGAACGAGGTTGACCCAAGCGCGCTCCAAGCGATCGTGCGCCTCCAGGTTCCACCCGACGAAACGGCGCTGGTCGTCATGGAGAACCTGAACACGTTTTCGAAGTCGGGGGGCGCCAAGTCCATCGCGAGCATGCAGGCATCGAAAGACGTGATCTGCGCCGTGATGGAGCTGAACCGGCTCGACGTCGCATACGTGTCGCCGCACGCATGGCAGTCATTCTTTGGCATCAAAAAGCGCACGCTACCGGACGGCAAAGAGATTGACACCAAGGCACAGAGCCTTGAACTTGCGCGCAAGCTCTTTCCTCACCTTCACCTGACCAAGACCAGCGGGCGCCCGGACGCACTGCTGATCGGAAGGTACGGGCAGCGGCATTTCCAGTGAATCGAAGCAGCATCAAACCCAAAGGAGAGCAGCGTGAACGCATATCAGACCCAGCAGGGGAATTCTCAAAATCAACTCGGTGTCATAGATTTGCAAGGCGCCCAACGCATGCCAGACGTCCACGCGGCGATTGATCGGCTTGATCGGCTTCTGGATGCGCTGGCTGGCATCACTAACGCCTATGGGGATCGTTTGACGCCTGTTCTCCGTCCAGAAGGACTCTCCACGTCGAAGGAGGCTTCCCCGGGAATTAAACCCATCGGCACTCCCATGGCGGATCGAATTGAAGGGATATGCGACACGCTGGAAATGCGGATGAACGCGCTCGGATCGCTGTTGCATCGCCTCGAAATCTGACCATGTGCTACGGCAGCCCGACCAAATCGCTCGAAATCGCTCGCGAGCGCATGACGGCTGAGCAGTGGGAGAAGTTCGAACGGCAGTTCGACGATTTCTGCACGATTAACGGGCTTGAGGATCGGCGCGATAAGAAGGGACGCCCGCGCTCGCGTCAGGCATGGGCCAAATGGGCATTTCTCTGCGGGAGGAAATTGTGATGCCAAACACCACAGACTGGACGCCCGACGCCCAGCACCGCTACGGCAATCCCACCGAAATCGAGTCATCAGCAGCGGGCAAGCGCGGTGGCGCAAGGAAGCTCGACGCGAATCAACTGGATGCGGTGTGGGATGAAGTGCAGGCGCTGAATCGCGCGGCGGGGCCGTGGGGCGTGTTGGTTAGGGAGGTCGCATGAAACTCTGCAAGGACTGCAAGCACCATCGGGATTCGGACTCTAGCGGTCAATTCGATAGGTGTTTCGCGCCTAAAAACCTTCGATTTGTGAATCTTGTCACGGGCTCAAAATCGGCGAAATTTTCATTCTGCGAAATCCACCGGTCGCCGCCTCTAGCCGGTTGGTTGGGTAGCAGATTGAGTGGTAGTTGCGGGAAAGCGGGTCGCTGGTTCGAGCCGAAGTAGAAAACGGGGAAATCATGGATCGCATCGACGAATTGCTGTTGGACTGGCACGATTGGCAGGCGGCCTACACGCCCGATCTGGACTACGGCGGCGCTGATCCTGCTTGCCGAGATTTCCGCATCAGCCGCCAATGGATGGATTACGACGACCTGAATGCGGAAGTCGAAGCGAACCAGAAAGCCTACGTGGGCAAGCTGATCGAGCCGATGATTCTCAAGCTCGATATGCGCTCGCGGCTGGCGATCAACACGGCGATGCGCAATTTCGGGGCTGGCTTTACGGTTTGGGTGAACCCGCGCCACGCCGACACGCAGACCGAGGATTACGCGCGCGCTAAGGGAATTCTCTGTCCGCAGATGGTCGCAGTAGGATTGCTCGAAAAATCCGCTTGTAAACCCTTTGAAAATGGCGTAGGCTTCCGATCCGTGGCGCCTTTGCACGCCTAGAGAAAACCGAAGCCTCGCCGGATACGTCCGCGCGGGGCTTTTTCGTTTTCATCGCGTCTCCTCTCGACTCGCGTCGAGTTCGCCCCAGCCCGTCCCCCGGCGCGCTGGGGCATTTCTTTTTCCGGAGCCTGTCATGTCGAAGCTCACTACGGCACAACGCAAGTCAATGCCCGCGAAGGAATTCGCTGGCGGCAAGCCGAAGGGCGACAAGACCGGACGTTTTCCGCTGAACGACAAGGCGCACATCAAGGCGGCTGAGTCGTACGAGCGCTTCGCCACGCCGACCGAGAAGAAGCGGATTGACGCGGCGGCCGACAAGGCATTCCCCGCGCGCGGCGAGCGCACCGCGACGCACAACGACACGAAGCATCCCGGCTCGCACGACGAGTGGGAAAAGCTGGGGCAGTAATGCTGAAGTTCATGGGCTGGATCGTGGCAATGGCGATTCTCGCTATCGCGATCTGGGGTTTGGCACTCGCAGGGAGTGCTTACAAGTGTTGAGGCGCTACCCGGTAACGGGCGCGGCTGAAGATGATCGGAAATTACTTGGTACCCGAGGTATTCGCTGACAGTTTTAGGGCCGCGCAAGAAAAGATATCTGCGACGGCTGCGGGTGCATTTGTGCCCCTGACGCTTGAGGAAGTCTGCGCGTGTTTGCACGCTATTCCAGTAAAAAAGTCAAGCGAAAACAACGAACTTCCGTCGAAAGTAGAGGCCCGAAATGGCTTCGGGCGTTAAGACTGGCGGCCGGCAAAAGGGGACGCCCAACAAGCTCGGCACGACGGCGAAAGAGAACATCGCCAACGTGTTCACGCGCTTGGGCGGCGTTCAGGCGATGGTGAAGTGGGCTAACGCCAACCCGACGCAGTTCTACCAGTTGTACGGCAAGTTGTTGCCGCTGCAGGCGGAAGTGACGGGCGCTGAAGGCGGTCCGATCGAAACCATCACCCGGCGCGTTGTGCGGGCGGAATGAGCGAGCTTGTGTTGGACACGGCTGAAGTCTATGTGCCGCTGCTCGAACCATCGCGCTACAAAGGCGCACACGGCGGCCGGGGTTCCGGCAAGTCGCACTTCTTCGCCGAAAAGCTGATTGAGGACTGTGTAGCCGAACCGGGCGATTCCGGCGAGGGTATGCGCTCAGTCTGCATCCGCGAGGTGCAAAAGGATTTGGCGCAATCCTCGAAACTGCTGATCGAGACGAAGCTGCGCAAGATGGGGCTGTTCGACACGCAGGGCTTTCGCATCTTCAAGGACGTGATCCAGACGCCCGGTGACGGCCTCATGATCTTCAAGGGCATGAACGACTACACGTCTGAGAGCGTGAAGTCGCTTGAGGGCTTTAAACGCGCGTGGTGGGAAGAAGCGCAGACAGCAACGCTCTACTCGCTGAATCTGCTGCGTCCGACCATTCGTGCGTCAGGCTCCGAACTGTGGTTTAGCTGGAACCCGCGCCGCAAGACTGATCCGGTCGACGTGATGCTACGAGGCGTTGAGCTTCCGACTGGCGCGCAAGTCGTGCGGGCCAACTGGCGCGATAACCCGTGGTTCACGGCTGAGCTTGAGCAGGAGCGGCAAGACTGCCTGCGCATGCAGCCGGAGCAGTACGACCACATCTGGGAAGGCGGCTACGTCACGGCGCTTGAGGGCGCGTATTACGCGAAGCACCTGCAGAAAGCGCGCGAGGAAGGGCGCATAGGGTTCTTCCCGGCCGATCCGTTGATGACAATCCGCCTGATTGCGGACATTGGCGGGACTGGCGCGCGTGCCGATGCGTTTGCCATCTGGGCATTCCAGCACATCGGGCGCGAAATCCGCGTTGTGAACTACTACGAGGCGTCTGGACAGCCTCTTGACGCTCATCTTGCCTGGTGTCGATCGCAGGGCTACACGCCCGACAGAGCGCAGTTCTGGTTGCCGCACGATGGCTCGACGCAGGACAAGGTCTACGACGTGTCGTATGAGTCAGCGCTGAAACAGGCTGGCTACACGGTCACGGTCGTGCCGAATCAGGGCAAAGGCGCCGCGACGCAGCGTATCGAGCGCGCGCGTGTGCTGTTCCCGCAGATCAGGTTCAACGAAGCGACGACAGAAGCTGGTCGGCTCGCGCTCGGCTGGTATCACGAGAAGCGCGATCCAGACCGCGGCATTGGGCTCGGTCCTGAGCATGACTGGTCGTCGCACGGATCGGATGCGTTCGGTTTGGGCTGCGTGGTGTGGCAGGAACCTACCGAAATGAAGCCGCTGGTCTATCCCAAGCTCGGCGTCATTTGAGCCGAATATTTCGCGGCGCCGCCGGACCACTTCACGATTATTCCTCGCGCTCGCGGGCCGCAAGAAAGGAAATTCTCAATGAGCATCGCACTGACTGCGAAGGTTGCGGATTTGGAACGCATGTTGACCGAGACGACGAATCAGCTTATTGACGCGCAAGCGCGGCTCACTGAAGCACTTGAGCGTATCGCCATCCTCGAACAAACCTGCGCGCGCAAACCGGGGCCGAAGGGCAACCACAATGGCTGACAAAAAGGAGCGCATGACCGACGAGCAATTGCTTGCGCTCATTGGGAGTTACGAAAAGTCGTCGCTCGGCTCAAGCGTGTCCACTGGCCCAAGCGTTGGCGGCTCAGTCAAACCGGCCGCGCAACAGATGACCACGCTGGAAATCGACCGCTATAACGCGCTGAACGCCTATTTCGCGCGGCCACTTGGAAACGAGGTCGAAGATCGCTCGCAGATCGTGTTGCCGGAGTTGCGCGATACCGTCGAGTGGATCATGCCGCAGTTGATGCGCATGTTCGCCGCTGGGAAACCTTGCCAGTTCGACCCGGAAAACCCCACGGACGACGATCAGGCCGAGATTGAGACTGAAGTCGTGAACCATGTGTTCATGAAGCAGAATCCCGGCTTCTTCGTGCTGCACGACTTCTTCAAGGACGCGCTTCTCCTTCGGAATGGCTACGTCAACACGTACTGGCTGAAGGAACGCAAGTCGTCGGTCGAGTCATACACCGGTCTCGGCCAGATCGAAGTCACGATGCTGATGCAGACGGACGACGATATCGAGGTCCTGGAGCAAACGGAAAAGCCCGTACTGATTCCGGGACCGCAAGGACCGCAACAAGCCTCAACGTTCGACATCAAACTGCGCCGCACGCGTCAGGTGGGGCGCGTCTGCGTCGAATGCGTGCCGCCCGAGGAAATGCGCGTGTCTCCGCTGGCTCGACATGGGCTGGACGACGCGCCATTCTCCGAGCATGAACGCAAAGTCCCACGCTCCGACCTGATCGAAATGGGATTTGACCAGGATCTCGTCGACTCCATCGCGCTTGCGCAGCCGACATGGCTTGACCTGATCGAACTCGCGCGCAACGAAGTCACTGACCAGTTGAGCGAGGAAGAACCGACCGACGAAGCGAGTCAGCACGTCACGCTGCGCACCGTCTTTATCCGCGTGGATTACGACGCCGATGGCATTTCGGAACTGCGTCGCGTCATGGTGGGCGGCGACAAGATTCTGAGCAACGAGGAAGTCGAGGAAGTCAGCTACTCGTACTGCTCGCCGATCCGCATGCCGCATCGGCACGTCGGCATCAGCTATTACGACCTCCTGTACGACTTGCAAGTCATCAAGACGACGCTGTTTCGTCAGGCGCTCGACAATATCTACATCAGCAACAACCAGCGCACTGCGGTGAACTGGAAAAACGTGAACGTGCAGGATCTGCTCGTGTCGCGGCCGGGCGGGATTATCCGTGTCGATGGGCCGATCGGCGACAACATCATGCCGTTCCAGCAGCCGTCGAACCTGATGGCGCAGATCCTGCCGGCGATGGAGTATTGCGACCAGCAGCGTGAAATGCGCACCGGTATCGGCAAGGACACGATGGGCGTGGACGCAGACGCCTTGCAGGACGTGACGAAGGGCGGCCAGCTTGCGGCAATGTCTGCGGCTGCACTCAAGGTCGAACTCGTCGCGCGGCTGCTCGCTGAAGGCGTCAAAGAGGTCTTCACGAAGATTCACAAGCTGCTCATGCGCCATCAGGACAAGCCGATGACGCTCAAGCTCACGAATCGCTGGGTGGACGTCAATCCGGGCGACTGGCGCGAACGGACTCAGGTCAGCGTGAACGTGGGTCTCGGCTCGGGCAATCGCGAGGAAGCGCGCGCGAACGTAATGCTGCTCGGGCAGGCGCAGAAGGAACTAGGCGCATTCGGTCTGGTGGGCCCGAAGCAGGCTTACGCGACGTTCAAGAAGGTGGCGCACTTGTTGGGCGAGGAAAACCCGACGCAATACGCGATGGACCCGGACTCGCAGGAATATCAGCAGGCGATGGCGCAGAAACAGCACATGCCGCCCGATCCAAAGGTGCAGGCCGCGCAGATCAAGTCGCAGTCCGATCAGCAGATTGCGCAGACGCGCCTCCAAACGGAGCAGATCAAGGCGCAAGCCGAGACGCAGCAGGCGCAGGCCGAACTTGCGCACGGTTCGCAGCAGAGCGCGCAGGATCAGCAAGTTCAATTGGCCGAGATCAACTCGCAGGAATGGCAGACGGTGGTCAAGATCATTGGCCAGATCGTTGCGAGCCAACTGAAGCAGAACGCGACGGCAGACGCCGGCCAGATGGTCAATCACGATGTGAGCGAGGTGCAGCGTGGTCAGTAAGCCGAGAATCTACCGCAGCCATTCTCAGTGGAATGATTGGACGTGTTATAGCGATGGCGCATGCGGATATGGCGCAACTCCGGCCGAGGCGTATTCGAATTGGGCGAAAGTTCAATCACCGAGTTGGCGCGCGGGCAACCCATTAACAGGGGGCTCTTGTGGCGCCTGAAGAAGAAATCATTCGCGGCGGCGACGCTGCTGGCGTGCTGGACGCGCCGATCTTCGTCGAGGCGAAGAAAGCGATTCTCGACGGCATTAATCGGCAAATGGCTGCGGTTCCGCTCTCGGATCAGACCATGCACACGCGGCTGATCACGATGATTCAACTGTGGAACACGCTGGAAAGCTATCTGCAACAGATCAGGCAGACCGGCGAAATCGCGCAGTTCCAGATTCAGCAGCAGGACGAGCAGAAGAAGCGTTTCAAGCTGTTCGGCTAACTCAATTCACTTTCGACAACAGGCCCACTTCGGTGGGCCTTTTTCATTTGAGGCCACGAAATGAGCGACGTACAAGCGACCACCGATACCGGCGCCGCGACCCTGACGACCGAAGACGCTTTCCAGCACTTCTACGATAACGGCGGCTTGAGTGATGAGTCGCGGCGTCAGGATGAAGCGCAAAACACCGCTCAGGCTGGCGAGGAAGGCGCACAACGGGCTGCCGAAGGCGTGGATGACGCACAGCATGTCGAAGGGCAGCAATCGCAGGAAGGCGCCGAAACCGATGCGCCGGCCTATGCGTCGCTCAACGAGCTTCTGACGGCTCACAAGATCGACCCCGAATCGGTCATGGCGCTGCACGTCACCGCGAAGATCGACGGCAAGGAAACGCAGGTTCCGCTCGCCGATGTCCTCAAGTCGTACCAGCTTGAAGGGCATGTGAACAACAAGTCGATCGAACTGAGCAACCAGCGCACGCAGTTCGAGCAGGAGCGTCAGGCCGCGCGCCAGCTTCTGCAGCAGCAGCACCAGCAAAACACCGCGCTTGGCAATCTCGCCATGCAGCAATTGACGCACGACTACCAGCGCGTCGACTGGAACGGCCTACGCGCCAACAACCCGGCTGAATACGCCGCTTTGCAGGCTGAGTTCCAGCAGCGGCAAGGGCAGATTCAGGGTTATTTGCAGGCCGTCAATCAGGCTGCGGCAGAAGAAGCCCAACGCCAGCAACAGAACCTTCAGCAGGCCATTCAAGGTGAGCGCGAAAAGCTTCAGGCCGCGATCCCGGAATGGCGCAACGAAGAAGCATTCACGAAAGACCGTGAAGTCATTTCGCAGTACGCCCGCAGCCTTGGGTTTCAGGATGCCGAGCTCAGCCAGATCTTCGACCACCGCTACATGCGAGTCCTGCATGACGCGGCGCGATTTCGGGCACTCCAAGCAGCCACTCCGCAGGCTTTGAAACAGGTCCGGCAAGCGCCCCCGATGGCGAAACCGGGATCTCGGACGGACACGAACCCCACAGCGGCGAAACGTCAGCAGGTGATGGATCGCCTCGGCCGGAATCCCCGCGACCAGGACGCTCAGGCAGCAGCGTTCGAGTTGTTCGCGAACCAGTAAAGGAGCTTGACATGACAGTCCCGTCAAATACGTACCAGACGTACACGCAGACCAACATTCGGGAAGACCTCTCGAACCTCATCTTCAACGTCGATCCGTTCAAGACGCCGATCCTGAACATGACGAAGAAGAACAAGGCCACGCAGAACAACCACGAATGGGATACCGACTCGCTGGCGGCTCAGAACCTGAGCAACGCGGCGGTTGAAGGTGACGATCCCACGTCGCAAACCCTCACGCCGACCGCGCGCATGGGCAACTATGTGCAGACGTCGACGAAGGTCGTCCAGCTTTCGGGCAAGTCGCAGGCTGTTATCGCTGCGGGCGGCTCGAACAAGATGGGCTATCAGCTCCTGAAGAAGTCGAAGGAACTGAAACGCGACATGGAAGGCATTCTGACCTACAACCACGCGAAGGCGGCCGGCAATTCGACGACCGCTCCGACGATGGGCGGTCTGCCATGCTGGCTTTACACGAACACGGTGTATCAAACGGGCGGTACGCCTTCTGGCGCGAATCCCACGCTGAACGCCAACGGTTGGACGGATGGCACCAGCACGCGCACGTACAACAGCGCTACCGTGGCCCTCACCGAAACGATGGTGAAGACCGTCCTGCAACTCGTCTACAAGAATTCGGGTGAGTCGCCGGAATACGCTGTCGTGTCGCCGGTCAACAAGCAGGTCATTTCTGGCTTCGCAGGTCCGGGAACGCGCTTTATCGAAGTGGAAGACAAGACGCTGAAAACCGCTGTCGATGTCTACCAATCCGATTTCGGCGACGTGAAGATCATCCCGGACATTTTCCTCGCGCAGTCGAAGGATTGCTTCTTCATCAACCCGAACTACATCCGTGTCGCGTATCTGCGTCCGTTCCAGACCGTTCCGCTGGCCAAGACCGGCGATAGCGACAAGAAGATGCTGCTTGTCGACTACACGCTCGAAGTAGGCAACGAGCATGCACACGGTCTCATAACCGACACGAATGGCTGAGTTTTAACCCTTTCTCAACGGACGATGTGTTCGGGGCGGCTTCGGTCGCCCCTTTTTTATTGGAGTCTGAGAAATGGCGAATTGGGTTCCTCTTTCACCTGCTCGGCCGCAGGTAGGCATTCCCGGGCAAAACCTCACCATCGGTGCATCGTCGGTTCAGTCCGCTGCGGTCAATGCGCAAACCTACATGGTGCGGCTGTCGTCCACCGGCAACTGCCACGTTGCGATCGGCATGAATCCCACCGCTTCGGCTACCGACATGCTGGTCAAGGCGACGGATAGTCCCTGGCTCGTCAAGGTAGCACCGGGCGAGAAAATCGCGGTGATTCAGGACGGCGCGAGTACCGGCACGTTGAATATTGTGGAACAGACGTTCTGAGCCATGAAGACGACCTATCACGAGGAAGACAACAAGGTCCATCTGAAGTACTCGGAGGACGTTGAGCCCATTCTGGACTTTGCGCATGCCAAGCGCGCGGCAGAGGGCGAATTCGAGAAGATGGGCGAGTTCAAGCAGGTCATGCGCGTGCCGATGTCGGTCATGCTCGACATCAAGATCAAGTACGGCTGGGACTTCATGGACAAGGATCATTGGCCGATGGTCGCGAAAATCCTGAAGGGTCCGGAGTATGCCGCCTTCCGCACCACGAATCGGGTGATCTGATGCAGAAATACGTCAACAGCGTGGCTGCGGCGACAGGAATGCCAGTGGCCGGCGCGTCGGTTCAGGTGAACACGTATCCGGGCGGCACGCCAGCGACGATCTACTCCGACAACGGCGTGACAGTCGCGGCCAATCCGCTGACGACCGACACGAACGGCACGTTCTTCTTCTACGCCGCAGACGGGCATTACCAGCTTGTCGTGAGCGGAACGAACATCCAGCCGCAGACGGTGAACGACATCCTTTTGGTTGACGTTCTGCCTGCCGATCTGCCTACCACTCTGCCTTCGTCGTCCGGAAAGCTCTGGAACAACGGCGGCGCCATCTCGGTTAGCTGACATGCTCAAACGAATCCTGATCGCGGCCCTTCTGTGGCCGCTGGTGGCGCTCGGCCAGAGCTATCCGTCGCCGACGTATCAGAACCTCACGATCAATGGCAAATTCGGGATGTCCTCTCTAGGATCATCCGTCCACAACGCCTATAACATCGGCTCGACTGTTATCCCGGCATTCTCGCAACTGCGTGCAAGTTCCGCAGGGACGACAAGCGGGACATTAAATTCCAGCGTTGGAACTGATGGCGTGGACGCGAGTGAATTTCTGACGTTTATCGAAAGCAATCAGGCGCCCACGTCAAATCCTCAGGCTGCGACGAATTCGGCAACTGCATCGGGAAACAATGTTCTTCATTTCGCGAGCGTGCCAACTGGCGTCGCCGCCGCGATGCAAATCACCGACCTTACCAACTTATCCGCGATTCCGAGCGGCACCACAGTATCTTCGGTTGGCTCAGGAACTGTGACCATGAATAGGGATGCCAGTGGGACAGGTGTAGGGAGCGGCGATACGATTTCTTTCGGCTTTCCATACTTCAAGGGTCCGTTGTTCACCGCAGCGATGGCTTCTGACAACATGTATGGATCGATCACAAAATTCAGCGATGGATTCGTAAGCTATGCGACGATAGCGGCAGGTATCACGTCAGGTTGGGCCGAAGCGATGGTCGCATTAGCGGAGGATACGACCAGCGGTGACGGAACGCTGATTGGCGCAGAAATCGATATTGGCCCCACGCACACTACGAACAGCGCTCACTGCGACACCATCACATCCACTGTTTCAAATTGCCACACGAATCTATGGCTTTCCAATACCGGATCGCAGAATGGGTCCTGGGTGATGGATACCGGAAATGGTGGAGCCGGATGGAACAACGGGATTAGTTTGCGCTTTATCGCATCTGGCGGTACGGCACTAGCAGTGCCAAACAATACGCTACTCACAGGCGCAACTACCGGAGGAGGCGCAGTAACTTTAGCGCAGGTCGATACAAGCAATATTTTGCAGATCGGGGCATCTGCCGCTTCGATTAATTTGAATGCCGCCCTGGTAGGAAGCACAGCCGGCTTTACGGGCGAATCCATCAGTCAGCCCGCTGGTAATACACGATCAATACAGTTCCAAAGCTCAGGAATTTCACGTTGGCAGTTACGTGTCGATAACAGTGCGGAGTCTGGATCTAATGCTGGATCTAATTTCAACATAGATAGATATAACGATGCGGGCTCATTTCAGGACAGCCCTATCAATATCAGTCGAGCATCTGGAAACGTCACTATCGCCGATGGTCTGATAGTCAGCGGAACAATAGCGCCCTCGCAAACTGCTGGCATCCTCGGCACCACGACGAACAACAACGCGAGCGCGGGGAGTGTCGGCGAAACCATTACGTCGAATGTCCTTCGGGCTTCTGCTGTTTCTCTGACCACTAATACCCCAGCGAATGTCACCAGTATTTCCCTGACGGCTGGGGATTGGGACGTGAGCGGGCAAGTGATTTTGACGCCCAATGCCAGCACGACCATTACGCAGGTATCGGCGTGGATCAGCACGACTTCGGCGTCGCTTCCATCCGATTCTGACCCGACGAAACCGTGGTTTTTCCAGAGTGGATCATTCACGACCGGTAACGGCGTTGCGATGCAGGTCACTCGCACGCGGCTGAGCCTCTCTGCGACCACAACCGTATTCCTGTCGACCCAGAACACATTCGGCGTTTCGACAATGACCGGGTGCGGGTTTATTCAGGCTCGGCGAGTTCGATAGGGGCCAAACATGACGATCTTCGTCCCGGCAGAGGGCTCAGGAACGCCCACAGGCGTTGCAGGTGTCTACGACTACAACTCGCTGAAGCAGGCCGTTCAGGACTGGTTTGCGCGCTCTGATCTTGGCAACTGGATCGACTATTTCATCCAGATCGCCGAGGCCGATATTTATCGCGACATCTTTGCGCAGAATCAGGGCAAAGGTGTGCAGCCGATGGAAACCGCGTTCAGTTCGACGACGATAGGCACGGGAACGCCGGTTCCTGCTGGCTACGTGGGGATGAAAATCCTGCTCGTGTCGCTGAACGGTCAGACCTTCGAAGTTGAGCGACGCACGCCGGAATTCATCTACACGCAGTTTCCCGGTCAGTCCGCTTGCGGTGTCCCGGCGTATTTCACACGGATGGGTCAGAACTTCGTGTTCGGCCCGTATCCGGATGCGCCCTACACGCTCACCGGCATCTACTGGCAGAAGTCGGCGCAACTGACGTCCTCGAACAGCGTTACGTGGATCGTGAACACGATTCCGACGATCATGCTCGCTGCGACGAACCGTGCTGCCGCGCGCTTCAACAAGGACGAAGAAGCATTTTCGCTATGGGATTCGCTCTATCAGCAGCAGTTGGCGAGTTTCATCCTCGCGGACAAGGCTGAAGAACTGTCCGGGTCGTCTATCGCGATGGTGGCCGCCTGATGCTGCTCCCTATCGCTGATTACGCGCCGGATCTGCCGCCGAACAACTCGTCAGGGGCTTCTGGAAACCTGGTCAACCTGTTTCCGCGCACCAAAGAATCGTGGGGCCCGGTAGGAACGCTTTCGCCGTTTGGTGGCAGTGGCCTCGACTCGCAGTGTCTCGGCGTTCAGGTGGCGATCGATACGGGCGCGAACAATTACCTGTTTGCCGGGACTGCGGACAAGCTCTACGAACTCGCACCGGGCAACACGAATTTCGCGAACGTGAGCAAAAGCGGCGGCTATTCGCTTGCGGCGGGTGAACGCTGGTTCTTCACGCAATACGGCCAGCGTGTTATCGGGGCTGCACAGGGGCAGAACCTGCAGTCGTTCGTGCTGAATTCGAGCAGCGCATTTGCCGATCTCGCTGCCGCAGCTCCGCAGGCCCGCTACATCACGACGATCAAGGATTTCGTGATGGTGGGCAACACGTTCGACGGGACCAACGGTCTGCAACCTCAACGCGTCCAGTGGTGCGCGATCGACGATCCGACGACATGGCCAGTTGAGGGCAGCAACACAGAGGCTGAATTGCTCGCGGGTTCGCAGATCATCCCCGGCGATCAGGGCTGGATTATGGGTCTGGTTGGGAACCTCGGTAACGCTGATGGTGCTGTGTTCTTCGAGCGCGGCATCTTCCGGGTGGTGTTTCAGGGCTCGCCGACCGTGTTCGGCTTCTACCCGGCTGAAGGTGTGCGCGGGACGCCATGCCCGAAAAGCATCGTGCAGCTTGGCGCGCTCGCGTATTACGTGGGTGAAGACGGTTTCTATGCATTCGATGGGTCGTCGTCCATCCCGATCGGCGTTGATCGTGTCGACAAGACCTTTTGGTCCAACGTGAACACGGCCTATCTGGCGAACGTGGTTGGTGCGTTCGATCCGCTCAACCGCCTGATCATGTGGCTGTATCCGTCGAACTCGGCCCCCGGTGGCGTCCCTGATTCGCTGATCGTCTACAACTGGGCGCTCAACAAGTGGGGATTCGCTGCGGTCAACGCAGAATACATCTTTCGCGCTATCACGCAGGGCTATTCGCTTGATTCACTGGACAGCACCGGATACAACCTCGACACGCTGCCGTTTTCGCTCGATTCGCGGGTGTGGACTGGCGGCCAGGTGCTGATGGGTGCGTTCGATCCCACGCACAAGCTGAACTACTTCACCGGCTCACCGGCGAATGCGACCGCAGATACGGTTGAACTTGAGCCCTTTGGCAGTAACGGCAAGCGCGCGCTGATTACGTCAACACGCCCAATGATCGACGGTGCGAGTCCGACCGTGCAACTTGGCACGCGTAATCGTCTGATCGACACGCCGACATTCACGACCGCCAGTTCGGTCAATGACAACGGCGAATGCCCGGTTCGCGCCGATGGCCGCTATATGCGCGCACGAATTCAGACAAGCGGCACGTTCACGCATCTTCAGGGAATCGAGATTCCCGAGGATTCGGTTCATATGACGGGCCGGCGATGACTCAGAAAGGTTATCAGGCTGTCCCGCTGATGCTGCCGAACGAAAAGGAGCATCGGCGCCAGATTGCGCAGTCACTCAATCAGCAGTTGACCGGAAAGCTGAACGCGGTTCTTCAAGTGACGCTCACGCCGAGTTCGACGACCACCACGGTTACGGATGCCCGCATCGGCGCCAATACGTTTATCGGCTTCTCGCCGCTCACAGCCAATGCAGCGGCGGCTATCAGCGGTCTCTATGTGTCCGCGCAGGTCAATGGGTCAGCGACGCTCACACACGCGAATAACGCGCAGAGCGATCGCACTTTCAACGCTCTCCTGATCGGGTAACGCAATGCTCTACGGCATCCAGATCGCTGAAATCGAAGCGGTCTGGCCCGAGGTACGTCCGTGGATCGAAGCGGCGTGCAAGAGGAACCGCGGCAAGTACGACGCCGCAGACATTCTGGCTGGTCTTTTGACGGGCGAAGACCAGCTTTGGATCTGGAAGTCATCTACGGCGTTCGCTGTGGGAATCACCCGTCTCGCGAACTACCCGAAACAGCGCGTTTGCCTCATTCGAATTGTCACCGGAACGAATGCCAGTGAGTGGCAGCAACCGGCTATGGAGACGATCGAACAGTGGGCGAAGGCGAGCGGATGTCACGCGATGGAGCTTTGTGCGCGCCCCGGATGGAGTCGGCGTATGCGCGCGCAGGGATACGAGGAAACACATCGCTTCATCGAAAAAGCGCTCTAAGGGGAACTCACATGCCTTCTGGCGGAAGCACCACCAGCAATACCGTAGCAACGCCATGGACGGGGCAGCAGCCGTATCTCAGTAGTGTATTCGGGGGTGCCCAGAACACCTACAACCAGTATTCCGGCAATCCGTCTTCGTCTGTTGCTGGGTTTACGCCTGATCAGCAGCAGGCAATGGGCATTACGCAAGGCGTTGCCAACGGGACGAATTTCGGCAATGCGTCGGGCGTCAACAATGCAGCCGGCTCTTTCAATACCGACCTGCTCAATGGGTCGTATCTGAATTCGAACCCGGCCAATTCGACGCTGGCCGGGATGGCGAACAACAACACCGGCAGTACAACGCTCGGTGCATTCGCCAACGGTTCAATGAACAACAACCCGTACGAAACGGGAGCACTCGACGCGGCGAATGACGCCATCACGCGCGCGTATCAGACCGCCACCGCACCGCAGACTTCGAGCGCAATGGAGGCGTCCGGTCGGTACGGATCAGGGGCGAATGCGAATGCAGTCAGCCAGAACCAGCAGAACCTCGCGACACAGCTTGGCAATACCGATGCGTCGCTCACGAACAGCATGTACCAGCAGAACATGGGCAACCAGCTTTCTGCTGCGGGCGCGCTGGGGCAGCAGCAATTGGGCGCCGCTGGCACTCTCGGCAACAACTACAGCACGGGCGTCCAGCAGATGCTCGGAGGCCTGTCCACGGCACCGAACACGGTCAATTCGATCAATGGTGCGGCGACGAACCTCTACAACATGGGCGGCAATCAGCAAGCGTACAACCAGTCGGTTATCAACGCTCCATGGCAGTTGCTGAACAACTATTCGAACCTGATTCAAGGCCAATACGGCGGCAATACGAGCACGACGACGCCGTACTACACCAACACCTTGGCTGGTGGCATGGGCGGTGCGCTAGGCGGTGCTGCGCTGGCCGGGTCGATGGGATACAACCCGGCATACGGCGCGGCGGCCGGCGGCCTCATGGGACTTCTCTAAGGAGATCGATATGTCATTTTTTAATAGTCCCTGGTTCCCGCTCGCTCTTGCCGCAGGTGGTGCGCTCACGGGGGGCCTTCTTTCTGCTGCCGCGCCAGCCGCTGCTGCGGGCGCATCCGGCGCTGCTGGCGCAGCCAGCGCAGCAGGGTCTGGTCTGGGCGCTGCGATGGGTGGTGGTGCGGGCGCTGGCATGGGTACGGCTGCAGGCAGCGCAGGATTGGGGAGCGCCCTAGGCTCAGCACCGGCGGGGCTTTTTAGTGGACTTCTGCCCGGCGGCGGTATGTCAGGTGCGGCGAGTGGCGCGCTTGGAGGTGGCCTTTCAGGTGCTGTCAACGGACTGGCTCCCCTTGGTGGCGCAACGATGGGCGCCGCGGCAGGCAGCAGCATGAATCCCATGATGGCGATGCAGGCCATGCACATGATGCAGGGTCAGCAGCCGCAGCAGATGGGGCAAGCTGCGCCTCCAATGCCCGTGACAGGTAATCGGCAACAGAACCCGCAACTTCAGCAGCAACTTCAGCAGTTGCCGCCCTACGCGCGCTTCCAGCCATTCGGCTTTACGGGGTGAAACATGGCCGGTCTCTTTGATACGAGCGATCCGTCTGGAATGGGCCTGATGGGGATGCTGGCGAACCCTCAGACTGCTGGTTTGCTGGGAATGGCAGGAGGCCTGTTGTCTGCTGCCGGGCCGTCCCGTCTGCCGATATCGAACGGTCAGGCGCTCGGCGCGGGATTTCAGAGCATGCAGCAGGGCTTCGACAACTCGCTGGGCATGCAGCGTCAATTGCTTCAGATGCAGGCCATGAAAGGCCTCATGGGTGGGCAACAACCGCAGCAATCTGCGCAGCCTGATCCGACGATGGCGCAGGGGACGCCGGTGAGCGGCGGTGCGAATGTAGGCGGCATGTCGGGGCTCTCTGCTGGCATGGGCAGCATGGCGCCGCAGATGCCGCAGCAGCAAGCTCCGGCCGCTTCGAGTGGCGGCATCTATGGCAAGACGCCGCAGCAACTGTTCCAGCAAGGGATGCTGATGAACATGGCCGGCATGCAGGGCGGCGGCGACCTGATGCGCATTGCGGTCGAACATGATCCGACGCTTGCAATGCAGATGCCGACCGACTCGATGAAGACCGCAGCAGCGGCTTATGGATACGGGTCGCCTGACTACACTTCGGCGCTTCAGAACGAGGTCCGCAAGAACGGCGCGCTTTCCATTCGTCCGGGCGGTGGTGTGATGGTGGGCGATCGCTTCATCACAATGCCGGGCGCCGCGCCGGCTGGCTACATGAATCAACAGGACGCCACCGGTAACTGGTCCGTTGCACCCATTCCTGGCGGCCCGCAGGCGGTGACCGGTAGCGAGTCTGCCAAAGAACTCGGCCGGGCGCAGAATCAGAACCAGCCGGTATGGGATCCGACCGCCAATAATGGTAATGGCGGATTCGTCCTGCAGACGCGCGCGAATGTCAACGCGGCAGCAAACGGCGATCAAAGCGTGCCGGTCGGCATCCGCAACAACAATTTCGGCAATATCAAAGGCACCAACGGTCAATTTGCGACGTATGACACGCCGCAGGCAGGGATCAATGCTGCAGACCAGACGCTCGCGGCATATGGCTCGAAGCACGGCATCAACACGCTGACCGGCATCGCGAATCGCTGGTCTCCGACTGGCGACGGCAACAACAACCCGACTCAGAAAGCTGCGGCGATGTCGGCAGCAAGCGGCGTTGGCGTGAATCAGCCGATTAACCTTGCCGACCCTGCGACGCGCGCGCGCATTCTGCCGGCGCTGTTCGACACCGAGACGCCAGGGTGGCGCAATGCGATGGGGGGCGCGCAGGGAGCGCCCGCAGGCGGTCCGATGGCGGCGCAGCCACCATTGGGGCAGATCAACGCCGCGAACGCTTCGCAAGTTGCCCCAAGCAAGCAGATGGCTGACACTTACGGCACGTTGACAAGTGCAGATGCGAACTATCAGGCGTCCCGGTCAGCCCTTCAAAGCATGCTGGATATCACGAACAAAAACGCCCCCGGCGATACGATCGCGCGTTTGCTGCCTCAGGAATGGGCGACACGTCTGAGTAACGATGCCGCCGAGTACGACAAGGCGCATGCGCTCTATACGTCACTTCAGGGGAAGGCGCTCGGGGGCGGCGGTACAGATGCGTCTCGCGCGAATCTTGAGGCCGCGGTCCCTGACTTCACGAAGCCCCAGCAAGCCAGACTCCAAGGGCTGAATGCGCAGCTTCAGCAACTGGACATGAACCATCTAAAGACGCAGTTTCTCGCGCCGATCTATCAGCAGAGCAACGAAAAGCAATTCACTGCTCAGAACGCTGCGTTTGATAAAAGCATCACGCCCGCGATGATGCCGCAACTTCAATCTTTGCTTTCGATGCCACCGGGCCCTGACCGAGGAAATGCGCTTTCGGCGGCTATGCAAGATCCTGCCATGAAGAACGCGCTTGATCTCCTTTCGGGGATGTTCAAATGACTGGCATCGCTGATGTGATTGCGCAGGATATGGCTAGCGCCCCGCAAGAGGGCGGAATTTCTGCAGTCATCGCAAAGGATAATGGCGCGCCGCAAGTCCCGGCGTCGGCAGCGGGCGGCACGGGGGCCGCAGCACCACAAGCCGCTGCCGGGCAACCCGGTACGTTCACGTCCGGTCTGATCGGCTTCGGTAAGGGAGTCGGAAACACGGTCGCGGGCCTTGAGCAACTGGCCGGGCGCGGTGCGTCTGCTGTCGGTCTGGATCGGATCGGCAATTACCTCAACAACGACGCCAATTGGCAACTCGGGCAGATCAAGAGCGGCGCGGCATCAGCAGAAGCGGCGCATCCGATCGCAACCGGCGTCGGAAATATCGCCGGTCAGATCGCGGCTACCGCTCCGACGATGTTTATTGGACCTGAGGCTGCGGGACTGTCGCTGGCCGGTAAAGTCGGGCTTGGTGCGGCGCAGGGCGCAGCCGGTGGCGTGATGATGCCGGTCGATGACCCAAACGGAAATTTCTGGACGCAGAAGGCTAAACAGGCCGGTCTAGGGGGCGCCCTTGGTTCTGCTACACCGCTGGTCGCCGCTGGCGCGCGCGCGGTTGGAAATAGCCTCTGGAACGTTGCGCGTCCGATCGTTCAGCCTGAGCGTTATGTCGGCGAGGGGTTGGCCGGCGCGATGAACCCGGCAGAAGCGGCAACGGCGGCGCAGAACATCCGTGGCGCGCAGCAGTTCGTGCCGGGCTCCAATCCGACGACAGCGCAGGTCGCGCAAACGCCGGTCATGGTGCAGACCGAGAAAGCGGCCGGCAACATTCCCGCGTTCAAGACGGCGATGGCACAGCGTGGGATCGACAACAACGATGCTCGCTGGCAAGCGCTGATGGGCGTAGCTGGGACGCCGGCCGATCTGACAGCTGCCCAAGCCGCTCGCGATGCTGCCGCAACGCCTCTGTATCAGCAGGCGCATCAGGCAACTGCCAATGTCGGTCCCGCATTCATGCGGTATGCGCAAATCCCGGAAATGCAGCAGGCCATGCAGACGGCTCAGCAGAACGCCGCCCTCGATGCTGCCGTTGGCCGTGGCGTACCTCCTGTGTGGCCGACGCCGAACTCCAATACGATCAACGGCTCTGCGCTCGACTACACGTCCCGGGCATTGGGGGACATGATTGGCGATGCGCAACGAACTGGCGCGACTTCGCGCGCGGCATCACTGTCCGCACTGAAAAGCAGTGTCGACAACTGGACGCAGCGCTATATCCCCGGCGTGCAGGCGGCGAAAGACGCTTACGCACAGGGCAGCGTTCCAATCAACACGATGGAAGTCGGCCAGCAGATTGCTAACGGGCTCGGTACGCGCGCGATGAACGCTGGAGGCGCTCCTGAAATCCAGATGATGCCGTTCCGCTCAGCGCTGACGAAGGCGACGAATAGCGGCGATGCGGCTAAGTACGGTATCGACGCGAACGCGCTGCAATCGCTTCAGGGCATCGGACAGGACTTGCAGCGCGCGACGGTCTCGAACTCAATCAAGTCGCCGGGAAGCGATACGGCGTACAACCTCGCGGCGAATGGCTGGCTCGCGCGGCAGCTCTACGGGCCGACGTTCGGTGGTGCGGGAAATCTTGGAAAAGCGGCCGGAGCGATCGGCGCCGCGGCGCTAGGTCATCCGATGGTGGGGCTGGGGATTCTCGGCGGTGGCAACAAGGTCGGCCAGATGGTGGGGAATCGCCTTCAGGACCGGCTAACGGGACTTCTGATGAACCCGGATACCGTTCTGCCGTACCTCGACGCTCGTGCTGCCGCGACGGCGCAGCCGGTTCCAGGCTCGCTTGTACAAGGGCTCCTGAACTATGGGCGTCCAGCCGCCGTGAACGGGCTTCTTGGCGGCCGACAGAACTCCGGCAATCAGTGAAAAGATCGCCACGATTCCTAGTTTGACCAGACCGACGAACAGAACGTCGCGCATGAATCCTCCGAACCCGCCTCGCGCGGGTTTTTTCACATTATAGGTGATCCGAAAATGTCACTCTGGCAGTGGTCAACGACGCCCGCAAGCAACGCGACAGCCGGCGCGATCAATTGGGCCGAAGGGCAGGCGCCATCAACGGTCAACGACAGCGCTCGCCAGATGATGGCTGACGTCGCGGCGTGGTTTCAGAGCCCTGAGTGGCTGAACTACGGGCTCACGCCGACGTACCTTAACGCCACGCAATTCAGCCTCGCCGGCAACCAGACCGCGCTCTATAGCGTTGGGCGTCGGGTTCAGGCGTTCGTTACCGCTGGCACCGTGTACGGCACGATTAGCGCATCGGCCTTCACGTCGCTGACGACTGTTACGGTCGCGTGGGATTCTGGAAGCCTCGATAGCGGTCTCTCGGAGGTCGATGTAGGCATCATCAATCCTGCCGCGCCGTCGCTGTCCAGCCTCGGTACGCTGTCCCTGAATCCCGGGTCGCGCTCGGTCTCGTCTCTCTCCATCAATGCGCCGTCATGCCCAGCGGGTGCGCAGGTCTATTTGCTCGGCAATGGCGCCACCACCCCCAGCAAGACGATTCGGGCGTTTAGCGGTGGCCTTCAGGTTTTGAACGATGCAGCTTCGACGGCGATTGTCCAACTGAGCGACGCAGGCAATCTCACCGTGGCAGGCGTCCTCACGGGCTCCAACCTCACTGCATCGTCCGACGAGCGGCTGAAGACTGATTGGGATGATCTGCCCGCTGATTTCATCGACTGCCTTGCGATGCTGAAATGCGGCACCTACACGCGCATCGACAATGGCGAACGCCACGTCGGCGTGGGCGCGCAGTCGCTGCAAAAGTTCCTGCCAGAAGCGGTGTTGGAGAGCGAGAAAGGCACCTTGTCAGTGGCTTATGGGCATGCCGCCATGGCCGCGTGCGTCGAGTTGGCGAAAGAAGTCGTGCGTCTGCGCGCGATGCTGGAGCCGGTCAAATGACGCTGCCCGCATCGTTTCCCCTCTCGATGTCGCAGGTCGCGACTGAACTCGGGCTGACTTTTCCGCTGTCGATGAATCACGCGTGGGTTTTGGCGCTCGCCAACAAAGGGGCACTTCCGGCCAGTTTCAGTGATCTCCTTGGGAAAAGTGGTTCGTTCAATGGATTGCTGACGGGTAACAACATCGGCGGATCGACAGTGCAGGTCAGTTTCGCTAATGCCCCGATGTTCAATGCCGGATTGAACGTATGCACCGTAACCCCCGCTCTCACGCAAACGCTTCTTGATTTCAATTCAGTCCCGAGTTACGCGGGAAATCTCAAGTTCACCAACACCACGACCGGCGTAAGCGTGACGCTTTCCAATCAGAGCGGCGCCGTGTGGACCGTGAACAGCGCGCCAGCCAATCTGATTCGCCAAGGCATTACCGACAATTTCACAGTTTTTCCTTCCAATTAACGGGGAATTCATGGATCCGCATATGACCGCAATCGTTGAATTGCGTGAACGCGTTCGCGCGCTAGATGAGGATGTCGCGCGGCACGATCAGCATTTGGCCAAGCTCGACGAGACGTGCGCCGAGTTGCGTATGGCAATCGCCACCGTCGCCACGAAAGACGATATCAACAGTCTGCGAGTCGACATAAACGAGAAGTTCGACCGGCGCCTGACGGACGCCCTCAACGCGATTCCGGCGAAGTGGGCGGCGATTTTCGCTGGTGGCTTGATGATCGTCGAAATCATTTCCCTGTTCGTCAAGAATCATGGATGACGAAATCGCGGAAGCTCGGTTCGAGCTTCTTGGCGATCGGATCGACCATCACGACGCGCGGCTCGATGCGCTCGAAGAAGCCAAACGGGCGCAGACCGAGCAGAAACAGCATCGGCACGGCGTGCGCCTCGAATGGATCGTGATTGCTCTCGTCGCGCTCGAAGCCGCTTTCGAAGTCCTCATGTACTTCCATCCCCATGCGTAATTTCTTGCGTCTCTACATGACGGTCAGGAAGCCGCGCAATTTCCTGATCCTGCTGTGCATCTTCATCGGCATTTCGCTCCTGCTGCATTTCACCGGCCGCTATGACGTCGATTTCGGCGCGACGAACCTGATTCTCTCGATCGAAGCATCAACCGCCAGTGCGGTGCTGATGATGGTTGCCGAAGAATCGGCCGAGCTTCAGCGTCAGACGGTCGAGTCGCAAGGAAAGATGCTCGCCGCGCTGCTCGCGATCGCCGAGGCCCAGCGCGACATGCTCACCGATCACACAGCGCTCCTGCGCGCAATCCGGGAGGCCGATGAACGTCTCCTGAAAGTTCTCACCGGAATGGAGGAATGATGGATCAAAACCCCGCATGGCTCGACATGGCGATGAATCTCGCCAAGGAATTCGAAGGATGTCGGCTGGAAGCCTATCCCGATCCAGCATACGGCTGGAAGGTCGCAACGATCGGATACGGCGCGACCGGGCCTGGCATTTCGATGCATACCGTCTGGACGCAGGCACAAGCGGACGCCGATCTGGCCTACCGCATGAAGGGTATCGGCGCGCACATCGATGTACTGGTCACGGTTCCGATCACCGACGAGCAGAAGGGGGCGCTTTGCGACCTCGCATACAACATCGGTACGGGCGCGCTCGGTTCCTCGACTTTGCTTCGCATGCTAAACGGTCACAACGCACAGGGCGCGGCCGATCAGTTTCTCGTTTGGATCGCCCCGAATAATCCGGCTGTCACTGCGGGTCTGCTCAAACGCCGACAGGCTGAGCGCGCGCTGTTCATGGCCGACCCCTCGCAGGAGGCAGAAGCGGGGGAGCCCCAACCTCAACCGGAGGTGTCCGCATGAACTCGTCTCCCGTTTCAACCGGCGCATCCGCTGTCACTGGCGCAATGCTGGGCGGCTGCATCGTCTGGATCTGCCAGGCGGCCAAGCTCCCTGCGCCGCCCTCTGAAGTAGCTGGAACCATGGGCGCAATCGTCCTGACTGCAGCTCACTACGTCGTCAACCTCATCAACTCACACACCAAGCAGTAACCCTCCCACTCTGAAAGGAATCACCATGAAGATGCTGCGAATCGCGGCAGGCTTAGCCCTGTCCGCTTGCTTTGTGTTTGCTGGCTGCACCACGGCTCAGCAGGCGTCCGCCTCTGCCAACCTCGCCAAGCTTCAGGCGATCGTCGTCAACGGCTGCATGGTCGTTCAGCCGACGCTCACCGCTGTAGCTGCGCTCGATCCGGTCGTCGCGGCGGCGGCCACGGCGAACGGCCTGTTCTGTGCGACCGCGAGCGCCATCACCGTCACTGACGCGCAATCGCTGCTTTCCACTGGTATCCCGGCGATCGAAAAGGCTGTGACCGATTCGACGATCGTTCCGGCAAACCAGAAACCGATCATCATGGCCGCGCTCGGCGTGTTCCAGTTGACGGTGCAGAACGCGATGACGGTCTACGGCCAAGCCGCGCCGGCAGCAACCGCGCCGGCATCGGCACCCGCTGCGAGCCAGTAATGACTCCGCGCGCTTTCGCGCTGATTGCGCAAGAGGCCTATACCGCAACGCCGGACATCGGCGTTGAGGAAAGCGCCTCGCGCGCGATCGTGCGGCAAACCGACGCCGGGCTTGTCGTCGCCTTTCCGGGTTCCGATAACGACGCGTGCTGGAAAGCCGACTTCGACGTCATTCCAGTGGCCGTGCCCGGTGCGGGAGACGTGCATAGCGGCTTTCTGAGCGCTTGGCGAGCTATCTCTGCGCCGGTGCTGGCTGCGATCGACGGACGTCCGGTAACGCTTGTAGGGCACAGCCTGGGGGCGGCTATCGCGCTGATGGCAACGATGGACATGGCTCTCGCGGGCAAACCACCGGCCGCTGTGTATGCCTTCGAGCCGCCACGTGTGAGCCCCGACATGACGCTGCGCACGCTGCTGGCATCCGTACCGCTGCACCTGTTCAAGAACGGCCTGGACATCGTCCCTGACGTTCCGCTGGGCTGGCAGCATCCCACCTTGTTGACGCACATCGGCCACCCGGTGCTGCCGTTTCCCAACACGCTCGACCACTCGATTGATAGAGTGCTCGAAGCGCTTGCCTAAGTTGCCGCGTCAGGGCTTCTGAAACTGGATCATAGTCGCCTCAGGCCACGGCTGATACGCGTCCTCAGGTGCCGCATTCAGGTTCGGTGACCAGTAGCTACCTCCCATACCAGTCGAGCCCGCTGACGACCCTGCAGATGAACCGCTGGTCGAGCCAACAGAGGCGGCGCCGACTGCGCCGTTGTTAGCCGAACCGTGATGGCCGTGGTTGGCGGATGTGTTTCTCGCATAAGTTGGAATGGATACTACGAGCGCGAGAACGCCTGCGGCGATGATTTTGTGCATGATGATCTCCCGAAGGATTATTGGTTATCGGCTGGATGCCGGATGTTCTTGAGCGATGATTAAAACCACTGCGTAAGTCATTGATTCGTATAGGACGCGTCAGACGTTTTCTGCTGTCAAAAAACTCACCCACAAACGGCTAAAACCAAATCCAGTATTGGGTTTGAGGCGAATTCACGGCACGTACATTTCTGAACTCGTGCCATTTGCCGCTCGCCCTTTGTGGGCAACGGTTTGCCAGATGCTGTTCAGTTCCTGTTAAAAATCTGTTCAGAACCAGACCTGTTTATCGTGACTTTGATCGGTGCGATTCCCCGGCTGTCCGCATACATTTCTGCCATCGCATCGGTCATGTGCCCCAACAGCGCTTTCGTGTCTACGCCGCCCTGCGCATCGTACAGACGTTTCGCCAGACTGCGGATTTCATGGAAGGTCGGTGCGTGTTCATCGTCGGGGATTCCGGCCTTGGTGCGCGCATCAGCAAAGGCATTGCTGATGCTACCCAGCTTGACGTGCGTCCCGGTCTTTGCGCGCCCCTGAGTCCGGACATGATGAATCAGGTATTTGCTGACGACGCCGGTTGACTTGCATCGCGCAATGACATCGGCGAGCGACATATCGATCGCATCCAGTCTGAGCGCAAGCGGAATCTCGATTTTCACTGACGTCTTCGCTCGCTGCAGAAGCACGACATCGCCGCGAGAAAACGATCGCTGCCATGTGCCGATAGTCGATCGGTCTTGCCCCGACACGAGCGCGAGCAGCATGGCGTTCTGCAACCAGTCGGTCACCTCTGGCGCCTTCTCATAGATCGCCTGAAAGGCTTCGAGCGTCAGCCGCTGGCGTTTCGTCTTGGGGCGCGGGCGTTCGGTATTAGCGGCTGGATTTGCCGTCATCCAACCCAACGACATTCCGCGCCGGCAGATCGTAATAAGCCGGTTGCGGATCGATTGAGCCCAGCGCTTTTGACCTGATGCGGAAATCGGTTCGATGAGGTCAGCGACATGCTTCGTCGTAAGCTCGGAACACACAACATCGCCGATCTTGTTTTCAATCGCTGCGTCGATGTATGAGCGCGTCTTCAGCGTCGATGCCTTCACGCCTTCTGTCGGCATGCGCTTTATCAGATCGGCGATCGTGCTTTCGGTCTCCGTCATGCGCTCGACAAGCCGCTTGGTCGGCTTCATTTCCTTCGCCTTGGCGTTTGCCTCGACCACTTCAAAGATAGCCTGCTCGATCGGCATATAGCCGAGGGTGATGGTCTTCTTAGTGATTGGATTCCGCCAGACGTAATAACCGGGCCGCGGCTCGTGAAGATTCTCCGGCCAGTTCGCGCGGCGCCGGATTCTCGGCCTAGCTGCCATGACCGAAAGCCCTGTGAACGAGTCTGGATTGCGGCGCCCCGTCACGGAACACGGCATCTTTTTCGACATAGTACGACCGTCCCACCTTAACTGGCGCCGGGTGGATTTTGGCCGCCTTGATCCACAGGCGCGCCGTGCGGATCGCGGGCGCCGGATCGAAGTTATCTTCAAGCCATTTGTCGAGTCTGACTTTCATTTCACACCCCATGCATGCCTGGTTGTAGCAATTATCTGTTCTGCTGCTTCGGTCACGCGACTGCCTCTCCAAATAGCGCAATGTCCATCCAGTCCCTGAAAGCTGGTTGCGCCGGCGGACGTGGCGGATCGAACTTCCTACCTGAGCAATCTGGCTTCGGTTCATCAGGCTCGCTGCCGATCGACCATATCGCCATCTGGCAATTGTTGGTCGCATTAAGCTTCCATCCGGAGATTCGTACCTCGCGATCCTGATGCAATTGCTTGGTCGCAACATAGATCGGCGGAACGCTCATGCCGAGATCAGCCGCCGCTTCAAAAGCAGTCCGCGGCTTGCCGTCTTTCATAAGCTCGAGAAGTCTGGTCACCGTCTTTGGGCCCGAGCGCGACAGATTAGGATTTTTCATCACTCCTCCTCCGGGAACGCCACAAAC